CCAACACTTTTACTAAATCCTTGAGCAATATCTTTATATGATGATGAAACAACACCATAAAATTTTGATAATGTCGGTGTGGTTGCCTTTGCTAAACTAGTTGCAACTTTACCACTTTCTAATAATTGAAATATTTGTGTAGACACATCTAATTGATTCATTGCGATTTCTTCAATACTTTTTGAAGATTCTTCAGTCGCTCTTTGTAAGTCTTTAATATCATCAGGTGTTAACTCTTCAACTTTCTTTTCTTTGGTAACTCCTGTCTCAACATCTCTAACTTTTATGGTTGCAACTCCATCTTTCATTTGTGACATTGACGCAATAAGTTCTTTTGTTTCTTGATCACCAACTATACTTGGCATTTTGATTTGTTTTAATTTCATATCAAAATCTGCAGCTTTTAAAGCCATTTTACTAAACTCTTCCCTATTCATACCGGCAGCTTCAGCAACTTCTTTTAATCTTCTTTTAGCACCAGGTAAAATTTCCATTTGACCTGTTTTTTCATTAAACCTTGTAAACTCTTTACCTAAATTTACCATTTCTTTTTGAAGTGCTTCAGGATCATTTTGTGCCATATCCATAGCTCTTAACGGATCTAATAATCCACTTGATGTGACTCCTAATCTTTGTAATGCTGCAGACATTTCTATAGCACCTTCAGGATCCATAATTTTATCGGCTTGTTTGAATACAGTATCCATAGATAAACCTAATCTTTCTGATGTTGCGGCCATTTTAGCCAAACCTTTAATTCCACCCTCAAAATTATAGATGTTCATTTTTTCTAAATTTGTAACAACACCATCAGATACCGCTTTGACAGAAACACCAACACTTCTAGCATAATCGGCAACCTCTTTCATTCTATCACCAACATCGTAAACCGAAATTCCAACATCTCTAAAATTACTTGCTAATGTTGTTACATCTTTAGTGGTAAATTTAGATGCGGCGGCTAATTCTACAATTGCTTCGGTTCCTAAACTAGCGGACGTTCCTAATCCCTCCATTGCACCAGTTATGGTCGAAACAAAATCTTCCTGTGATAAACCTATTTTAGTTAATTCAGGTCCAACATCTGCAATTGTGGTTTTAAATTCATCTAATCTTGATCTTGATAAACCAAAAGTCGTTTGTATTTCAACTGCAGATTTATTTAAATCATTAAATAGTTTATCATCAAAAGGATTGAGTAATGCATCTCCCATGTCGGAGATTGTTTTATCCACTCGATCATTGATTGCCTGAAAGTTTAAAGAAAATGCATTAAAATCAGATGTAGCATCTGTAGTATAATTTGTGCTTTTTTTAGAAAGTTCTTTTTGAGCGATTTCTAATTTACTTTTATACTGATCTCTTTCGGCAAGAACTTTTTTGTATTCTTCTTCGGTTAAATCTGCCATATCTTTTAAAATAAATACCTAATTATGTTTTTTTGGTATCTACCACATACTTATTAATCAAGTATTTTCTAACATAAGTTGGCATATTCATAAACTCAGAATATTGAGTTCTGAAGATTCTAAAGAAATAATACAGTTCGTCTAATAATAATGTTTTATATTGATATGAAAGGCCGAAAAAATTCCACCCCAAAAGTAATGTCTGCGACTACTTTTTCTCCTGACGGGGCTATTACTTCTTTTTTTAAATCTAATCTTGGTTCATTTTCCATAATGAACTTTCTAATGAATTTTGAATCCGCTATTGGCATTTTTTCAATCATAGTTGAAATTTTACCTTTATCAGTATCTCCGTTTAATGATACGATATGGTAAAATAATCTTGTTGTCACTGAAGGAGCAACTCGACCTGCAGGATATGTTTGAACAACTTTTTCAATTTCTATTTTTTCACCAAAAGTTAATATTTTTAATACCGCATTGTGTTTTGAAACAGGTAATTGAACTTCAAATAATCCATCTTCGTTTGGTTTTACTTTAGTTTCTTTATAGTTTAATTCATCTAAAAGAACATTTTTTGTAAACGGTTGATTAGTTAATGGATCCACAAGAGATACACTATATTCAGGTCCGAAAGATGTATTTCTTAAAAACAATAAAATTGCTTCAATATCACCATCTACCAAATCTTCAGGTTTAATGTCCCTTTCATAAATTTTATTTCTTAGTAATGGTAAAACAATACTTTCTTGAACGCTTCTTTTAAAGTCCGCTTCTGCAATTATATTTTCATCGAATGCGGTTAAATAACCGACTTTAACTGATTTTTTTTTCGACTTATAAAATAAACCTCTACTAGGTAATTCTATAATATCGTGCGGTAAATTAAAATCTTGTTGTCCCGCGGCATAAACATCTTGTTCCATATTGTTCTTATTTTATATTAAAAATAAAAAAAGACCACCACTAGTAAAGTGAAATGGTCTTTATTATGAAAAAAATATATTTTTAATAAACCAAAATACAACGGTCCATTCTCATATTGGCCGAAATTTTAGCAACACCGTCAGATGAATATGTTAAAGATCCACCGTCGTATCCTGTTAGAAATGTTCCCTCTAAAATCCATTTCTCAACAACAACACCTGTCGGGTCTAACATTTCAAGGTCAACATTCTTTTTATAACCAGCGGCATAACCCATACGACCTGTTACTGACTCAGCACACAATCTAATCCATTCCATAACAGCTTGTGTTGCTGAAGGACCAATTGGGTCACGAAAAGTCACCGGAAGTTCACCCCAAGTAAATCTACCAGCAACATATGTTGAAGTATTTAGAAATTGGATCTCTGTTGCAGCAATTGTAAGTTTTGGTCTTGATGTTGTTTCAACATACCACTCATTAATACCAAGTGATGATGGAAATCTCAAAATCCATCGGTTCTCCCTTTTTGGTTCGTAGGGAATCGGCATTTTCATTAATAAATCAGCCATATTTTCTTTTTTTTACTTTTTTTATTTTGTTTATTATAAATATACTCTACTTGTAATTTTTTCTATTTACTTTCGGTTTTTTAAAAATATAATCATAACTAGACCGGACTAGTTACTCATATGATGTTTTTCCTTCTTTACTAGTATGATAAATTTTTAAGTCATCTTTATCTGTAAAATGTTTTCTCATTGTTTGAACATTTCTTAAATCATCATCTGAAAAACCAACATAAGGTATAAAATAGTTGCTTATCTTATTTTTCATAAATGCCTTTTCTTGAAGTTGTCTTGATAAGTTTTGAACATACGTCATAAACTCTTTCATTGCAATAACTTTTAATTCTTCAGGATTGGCGGCGGATCCTTCTCCGAAACTAACAGGGTGGAAACGACACATATCTAAATAAACTCTAATTAGTTCATCATCAGATAATTCATCTTCATCGGCCAACTCTCTATATTTTTTTAAGTTTTTAACAATTTCTTTTTTATTAAGTCCGTGTTTGTTTGAGTTGATTAGATTATAGACCGCTCGTTTAAGAACCGATGGTGTATGACCTCTTGCTGTGATAATTGAAAAAATTGAACCATTATTAACTGCTTCTACAAAATCATCCCATGCCGGACCAATTGGGGCTTTCATTGAATCAACTAAGAATTTTTTATCCCCAGTAACTCTGAAGTCTCTAAATGCATCCTCATCAAACCCAACAATAGTATGTCCTTTATATTCAAAAGGATCAACTCCAATTTCTGTTCTATATTCTGCAAAATCTTCGGTAGACATACCAACACTTTTACCTTTATCATCTTTCAAATAAATTTCGGTTGGCATATACATAAGATTATCATCCCAATCAAATGCATAATATTTCATACTTGGTTTTAATTGTTCTTGAAAAATCTCAGTAATAATTTCTTTTACAATTTTTTTATAATTCATATTAATAAATATTCTAATAATAAAAAAAGGGAGATTTTCATCCCCCCTTTTTCTTTTTTAATAAACCAACTTATATATTTTCAAATGATGCTCCTGTTGGTGTGATGTAGAACGTGATGTCTATGAATTCAAGAGCTCTTGTAGGTTTGATATAAATCTTACCCGTCAATTGGTTTCTATCTAAATCCTCAGGATCTGAAGAAACTGTTACTCTAAAGTCATATAAACCACGGTCTCTTCTAATTGAATCTAAGATCGGGTTAACCGCATTTAAGAAGTCTTGTCTAACTTGTGCGTCGTTTTGTTCAAACAATAATCTTACAGATACTGCTGAAATCAATTTACGAGCTTGTAATAACAATCTTCTAACATTGATTCTATCAAGAGCGGATTCTCTAACTTGTAAAGTTTTATTACCCCAAATTACAGTTCCCACATCTGAGAAAGTTGCAATTGGGTTAATTCTACCAATATAAAGAATATCTCTATCTTCTTGAGTTAACTTCTTACGAGCTTTAATACAGTTAACAATACCACGAGTGTAACCCGCCGCCGCGAACCAAGGGAATGCGATGTTATC